TTGCGTATGGGGTCAAAAGACTCTACAACGCCGACCATCGGCATTGGATCGTGTCAATGTTCGCAGATTGTTAATTGCGGTGAAGAAATATATTGCAAGTGTTTCTCGTTATCTTGTGTTTGAACAAAACGTGGAAGCAACTCGTAATAGATTCTTAAACATTGTCAATCCATATTTGGCAAGTGTCCAAGAACGTTCTGGATTGTTTGCATTCCGTGTAGTGATGGACGAAACAAATAACACGCCTGATATCATTGATAGAAACATCCTGTATGGACAACTCTACCTACAACCTACGAAAACTGCCGAGTATATTATCCTCGACTTCAACGTATTGCCGACAGGGGCAATTTTCCCCACGGCCTAAATTGAAAACGTGGGGGGAGTATAAAACCTCCCTCCACAATTTCAAATTATCATATATTTATAGTTAGAAATCCTTTCGGAGAAATTACATGGCTAATCTAGTAACTGAACAAGAATTATTCTTCACAGCATTTGAACCAAAGATGAAGAATCGTTTCATCCTCTACATGGATGGAATTCCTTCATACATCGTAAAAAAGGTTGCACGACCGACTTTTTCACAAGAAGCAAAGGCTCTTGACCATATCAACGTACAACGATATGTTAAGGGTAAGAGTAAGTGGGGTAACATGCAAATGACCCTATACGATCCAATTGTTCCATCCGGTGCGCAAGCAGTCATGGAATGGGTTCGTCTTCACCACGAATCTGTAACCGGTCGTGACGGGTACCTTGAATTTTACAAAAAGGACTTGACGCTGAATGTGCTTGGACCGGTCGGCGACAAGGTAGAAGAATGGATCATCAAGGGTGCACAAATTACGGAAGTAAACTTTGGTGACATGGATTGGGGTGCAGATGAACAAGTAGAGTTTACTGTTACCATCCAACCCGATTATTGTGTGTTGAACTGGTAATTATACTGTATTTATTACAATATTCAAAATAATCTAATCCGGTTGATGTTTTGAACTCCTTCGTGATATGTATATATGTACACTATCACGAAGGAGTTTTTATGTTTAAATGTCCAAGATGTAACCAAGAATATTCATCTTATAATGCATTAGCAAAACACACAAGAACCAAATATAAACTCGTTGGGGAATCATTATACCGTGAATATCATGGTATAAAAGAAGTTCCAACTTGTAAGTGTGGTTGCGGAACACCTACCAAATGGCGCAGTGATCGTGGATATGGTGAATATGCAAACGGTCATAATAATAAAGGTGAAAATAACCCCATGTACGGAAAATCTCACACTAAAGAAGCTCGTGAAAATATCTCTCAGAAACGTAAGGAAAAGTTTGCTAACGGGGAATATGATTTTATTAACTCGGTGAATTGGAGTGAAGCTCAGAAAAAAGTTTGGCAACAAGATGGGTATAAAGAAAAAATGAAAGCTGCCCGTGAAAATAAGGGATGGAGACAAAAATTATCTAAAAAAATGTCTGGGCAAAATAATCCATTTTATGGAAAAAAACGTCCTGAGCATAGTAAATTGATGAAAAGTCCTGAAATGGTAAAAAAGATTTTTGCTAAACGTAGTTTGACCGATATTGAAAAATTGTTCATGAAGATGCTAGAGCAAACCAATACACCGTACCATCATCAGTTTTTTATTACAGAAAACGATGAAACTTTTGCGTATGATTTTAAATTAAAAAACTTACCTATTTTAATTGAAGTAGATGGAGATTATTGGCATGGTGGCCCTAGTATAAAAACACATTCACCGTTTTTACATGAGACACAACACAAAGATAAATTAAAAACTGAGATTGCCCAGCAACATGGTTATACAGTATTACGTTTTTGGGGTAGTGATATAAAGGAACGCCCCTTCTGGGTCATTCAACAACTATTATCTCACATCCAACCGCAGTGAGGTTATAGTAACGGGAGTTTACTTTTATTTGATGATATTTATATCAGAGTATTCTTTATACTGAGAATTGTATGCCTGATATTACAGACTTTAATATAGGTCAAGGGGAAACGTTTAAGATTTTAGCCCACATCTACACAGAAACTACAAGTAGTATACCGCTGGATATTACTAGCTGTTCGTTTGCTGGATACCTCCGAGAGAATTATACAACGGATGAGGTTGCCGCACAATTTACTATTTCAAAATTAGAACCCTATTCATCGGGTAGCGTGTTTATATACCTGTATCCAGAAGTTACGTCTCAACTGACTCAACGAAGTTATGTGTACGATGTCATCATGACTAATACCGGAAAAACTCCTCCGACAGTTCGTCGGTTATTGGAGGGGGCATTTACTATACGACCGTCTGTAACACGATAACTTAAATGGCAAATATTGAATTAGATGTTCCGGATACACGGGTAGTTGTACGGCAACCGTCAGTAATTGTTGATAGAAGTAAACTTCCGATACAATCGGTAGCAGAATTTGCATTAACTGCCTCGTATGCTCAATATGCAAAAACAATTGATACTATACAAACGGCCAGTTTTGCGGTCACGGCGTCATATGCATTAAATGGTTCCGGGGGATCGAGTGTAAGTTCAAGTTATTCAGAAACTTCAAGTTATTCTAACTATTCCGTTACAGCATCATATTTATTAGGAGGAACTACTACGGGCTTTGCATTTGATGGTGGAACTCCATTCACAAATTTTATAGGCGGTCCAAGTTTTAATTTGGGCGGAGTAACATAAATGGTAATCAATACTATTACAAAGTTTAAAACATGAGCTTTATTCAGCTACAACTTAGAAAAGGAACTGCAACTGAATGGACCACGGCAAATCCAGTATTAGCTAATGCTGAAATTGGTGTAGAACTTGATACTGGGTTATTTAAAATTGGTAGCGGGTCACTTAATTGGAATTCATTACCGTATAGTAGTACACGATGGACTTCATTGATAGGAGTTCCAAACGGACTAGTATCCAGCTCTACCCAAATCAACACCGGCTCATTTAGTGGTTCATTTGTAGGGTCATTACTAGGTACAGCAAGTTTTAGCAACACAGCATCAGCGGCAACAAGTATTACGTTTGTTCCGAACACTGCATCATTTGCTACAACTGCATCGTATGTGTTACCTACTGGATTACCCGTAGGAACAGTTTCTTCGTCTGGACAAGTTTCCTACACAGAACTCAGTAATATTCCAACAGGAATTATATCCAGTTCTGCTCAATTACCAGCGGGAACTGTTTCTTCATCCGTTCAAATCAACACCGGTTCATTCACTGGATCGTTCGTCGGTACTTTAACGGGGTCAATGTTCGGCACCGGAAGCTATGCCCTTCAAGCATTGAGCGCTAGTTGGGCGCCAGGCGGTGCTGGCGTAGCAGACTGGAATACGTTACTAAACATACCTGCGGGCATCGTATCAAGTTCTACCCAAATCAATACGGGTTCGTTTACTGGACAATTCATTGGCACGAGTAGTTGGGCAAATAATAGTACATCCAGTTCATTTGCCACAACCGCATCGACTGCAACTAGTATCACGTTTATTCCAGAAACTGCATCTTTTGCAACCACGGCAATATATAATAATTTAACTAATATTCCAACGGGAATTCTTTCAAGTTCTACGCAAATTAATACTTTAAGTGACGTATCGGCATCATTTGCAACCTCTGCAAGTCTAGCACAAACATCGTTATTAGCATTGACGGTTGATTATGTAAATATATTTAACTTACCAATGTTGGTATCTGCATCCTCGCAAGTATCGTACACAGGACTTAACGACATTCCAGTTGGGATTATATCCAGTTCAAATCAAATTAATAATTTGAGTAATATATCCGCATCATATGCACTTACTGCGTCATACGCATTAACTGTATCCGGTGGTGGAAGTAACAACTGGAATGATTTAACTAATATCCCAACTGGTATAGTATCAAGTTCTCAACAAGTGTCTTATAGTGGATTATCAAACATTCCAGTTAATATAGTATCAAGTTCAACCCAAGTTATTGGATTACTTCCCGTTGGTGTAGTTTCAAGTTCAACACAGTTACCATCGGGACTTATTTCATCGTCGCTCCAATTGTCTGCACAATTGCCTCCGGGTCTAGTATCTTCGTCCGTACAAATTGATGTTAGGAACACGACAGGAATTCAGACTATAGCAACAACTGGATCAAATATATTCAACGGCAATCAAACAATTACCGGGTCTGTGATTATTGCTCAAAATCTAACGGTACTGGGCTCATCTTCTATTAGTTATGTCACCCAAAGCACCTTAGACATTGGCACTAATTTAATCACCGTCAACGTACAAAATCCATCAGTACGTTTTGGTGGATTGGCCGTTATTGATTCCGGATCGTCTCCACAACTTAGTGGATCACTATTCTTTGATTCAGTGAATGACCAATGGATCTTCGTTCATCAAAATGTTGCAGGAGGTATAACCTCATCTGCGTTAATCATGGGTCCACCGACGTTTAACAATGTTGGTAATGAAACATTATTAACACAAAACAGAGTATTGAAAGGCGGTGGATTTGAACACGTTGTTGATTCTCAAATCACGGATGATGGTACGAATGTTGGAGTTGGTACAAATACTCCCGGTGAAAAACTTCACGTTCAAGGTAACGTTTCCGCAAGTGCATTTTCAGGATCGCTCACGGGTCCACTTCCATATACCGGATTGACGGAGGTACCAAGTGGAATTGTATCTTCATCGAACCAAGTAAATTACACGGGACTCAGTAATATTCCAACGGGAATTCTTTCAAGTTCTACGCAAATTAACAATTTAAGTAATGTGTCCGCATCATATGCGCTTACTGCGTCATATGCATTAACTGTATCCGGTGGTGGAAGTAACAATTGGAATGATTTAATTAATGTTCCAACTGGCTTAGTATCCTCTTCGACCCAAGCAAGTACATGGTCCGTGGCAAGTGCAAGCGTTGCAGTAAGTGCAAGTTGGGCTCCAAATACAATGACACCAAGTACGATGGTTCCGGTTCAGGATGAGGGAACGGAAATAGTGAGTACGCCGGTTGCATTGAACTTTATTGGAAATGGTGTAACGGTTACAAATACCTCTAACACGGCAAGTATAACCATCCCCGGTGGTGCAGGGGGAGATACAGCAATAAAACTTGTTAGTGCAAGTTATGTGTTTCCATCGTTTGCAGAATTTATATTTACAAGCGGAAGTTTCACTGTAACATTACCAACTGCTATTGGAATTGCCGGTCGACAATATCAAATTAAAAATATTAGTGCGGGTACGATACTTATTACAGGGTCACAGTCCATAGACACATATTCGGATATTACAATAACCGAACAAAACACATCGTTGGGATTGATTTCTAACGGAACAAATTGGGCAATCTTCTAGGAGAGTAGTATGGCATATTTTGAAAGAATTGCATTAAAAAACACTGACAATCAACAAATAAATCCTGCATCTGACGATAGTTTAATGCTACTTCGTCGTATTCTCAATTTACTGAAGCCGTTGGGGATCGTTAGCGCAAATTCATCGCGATTAAACATAGACGTTAGCACCGTAACTGGTGTGACGACCGTAACTACAGTAACCACCGTCACCACCGTAAGTACAGTGACCACCGTCACCACTGTTTCTACGGTTACAAACATTGCTCAACTTGGCGCAATTTCTGCGTTTGATTTGATGAAAGCAACATCTCGTGCCACATATGCACGTGCAATTAGACAAAATTTATTATTTACTTAATTTTTTAGGGGTAACACTATATGTCAGTAACAAACAATAATAAAAGAATGGTAGATTTACCGTTCATGGAATTGTTAAACCAAGCGCCAACTGCAACATCTGCATTGGCCGCGGTGACATATCCAAGAACGGGTGGTGAATATTTTTACTATATGGCACCCGGACCTTTGTTTTACAGATATGATGTAGTTGCTGACACATGGCAACAACTTGCAACCCCACCCACAGCCACCGCGACGTTGGCTAGCTTACGAACTACATCTCGTCGGGGATATCACGGTCGAGTATTGGCCGCATCATCTACAACGATCACGATACCCGGTCTTCGTGGTCCAGCTCTAAGTGGATCTTCGTTGATAATTGAACGAGGACCGGGAGCTGGCCAGGAACGAACACTAACATTTGTTAGTGAAAGTATATTAGACGCGGGTGTTATTACAGGTACTACCACTTCGACGTTGGCAGATTCCACCAAGAAGTGGAGAATTAATCAATGGTCTGGGTATGTAGTTGCGGTTACCTTTGGTACAGGTGGTGCTACCGCACCAACTTACAAGAAGGTATTATATAATGATGCCACAACATTGTATTTTCAAGATAATAACTTATTACCACATGACCCGTGGAACAATCAGGTCTTCGTGGCAACCGCGCCGTATGCTTTACCCGTCACAACGGCTGGTTCTCAAGCACATTATCAAATAATGGCAAGCACGTTTACGGTAAATACTCCGTGGAATGTAATACCCGATTATAGATCATATTTTACTACATTAACTGGTGGAATTTATTTATTATCATCGGCCGCGCTCACGCCATTTATGTCATTACAATATTATGACATCGCGAATGATTTGTGGCAAACTAAAACTGTTCCTCAATCTCTTTTACTTGCTGCATTGGGTACTGACGCTTCTTTTGAAAATACATTAAAACTTGGGACTTCCCCGTTAGTCGGCCCATTTTCTGGTTCTTCTATATCGGCAACAACTCGTTCTCTGTCAGATACTACATTAAATCTTGAACCAGATCGCTACGCAAACCATAGAATTTATATTACAAGTGGGTCAGGCACCGGTCAAGACAGAAGAATAACCGGACACAACTCAGCGTCATTTTGGGTTTCCCCAACATTCACGCAAGTCCCGGATTCAACTAGTAAATACGAAATCTGGCCAGACAATGATATTGCATATGTGCCTATTGGTGGCAACTCTTCTATGTTGGCATATCATCCTGATTATGATGTGTGGTCGCAGGGGTATAGATTTGATTCTGGAATTACTACAAACGTAGCGGTAACTATGGACGGGTGGCAGCCAATTGGAGTTGCATCCAGCATCACGCCGATTGCATCCGGTATTACGGCTATTAATTCTACGCCAACTGCTGCTGGAACAAATTATACGATTGGTGACATTCTAACAGTTACTACAGGTGGTACTGGCGCACAAGTAATCGTAACATCTATTGGTCTTGGGGGAACCGTTACTGGGTTACAATTAGTTAACTCTGGAACTGCTACTGGATATACTGTAGGGACTGGTAGAGCAACAACCGGTGGTGTGGGTACAGGATGTACGGTTGAAATCACATCGGTGGGTAAAACTGCAAACATCACCACATCAACTGCTACATGGTTTAAAACAGGTGATCAGATTACCATTTCCGGTTGTTCCGAAGCAGCGTGGAATACTACGTATACAATTTTAGGGGTATCAACGGTAACCACAACCTCTTGCGTGTTTTCTGTACAAACTACCGCAAATAGTGCAATAGCGGCCACGGCGTCTCAGGGTACTACTACGCTTGTGGATCCGACGGCAAACTGGATTCCAAACGAACATGTGGGTCGTTTGGTACACATAATGGTCGCGGGTAATGCTCCGACTTCTCAAATACGTTGGATCACAGCAAATACGCAAACCACGTTAACATTTAACACTATTACGGCAGCAAGTAACGGTACGTCTAAGTACATCATTTATGATGCAAAGGCGTATGGATATGACACTGTTAGTAGAATGACTGGTAGAGACGCATATGGATGGGCAACTGGATCGGATCAAGCGACAAACAGACTAGTTGACGTTACAAAAAGTTGGATTCCGGGGCAATGGTCTGGTTCGCTGTTTAAAGTTGAAGCGGGAACTGGATATGGGTCAGGTCGTCTGGCGATTATTAATAACAACTCAAATACATTATTTTATGCTACACAGTCATTTACACCAGATCCTAGTACAAAATATGAAATTGCAGATACGTGGGGGTTAACCGGTATAGCTGGAACTACTACTATAACAAGCGCATCCGGATATTCTCCCAACTGGGTGACTAATTATTTTGCTGGTAAGCGTTTTCGTGTTACTGGTGGAACAACCGGTCTTGGTCAAGAGGCAGCTATCACATCAAATACTGCAAATGCATTAACTACCGCAACTATCACGGCAGTATCGGCTGACGCTACGTTTTCAATTATATCGGTTCCGCCACGCAATGCGGCGGCAAACTTACTATGGGCGTATAATAATACCAATCCTACAATACGTGGTAGATATATGTATCTATTCCGTGGAGGCGGCTCTTCTGCGTTTGATATTTACGATATTTCACGGGGCACATGGATATTTGGTAATTTCTATGATCCACAAACAGAAACGTTTACTACTGGAACCTCGTACACGTATGATGGAAACGATACCATTTATATAGCAAAGGGAATTACTGCTAGCTCACCCATTCGTATTTTTGCATATGATATTAATGCAAATACAATTCGAGGTGTTATGACTTCAACGATCTTACAAGGTACACCAACAATTGGAAACGTTATGGAAGTAATTGAAACCCCAGATGGATTGAAGTATTTATACGTTATGCAAAACACAGGAACTCAGTTTACTAGAGGATTAATTAGTTTTTAAGTTGTGTTGCTAATTACCAGACGAATAAAATGACGAATACTTTATTCGTCTGGTAATGGAATTATTTCGGTAACTGCTAGAGTAAGTTCATTCTTTCCTAGTACCTTTTCCCAAATTTTCCCAAAAAATCCTCGTTGTGCAAATATTACTCTGTATTTTTTTGTTTCTTCAAACTGAGCATCGTTAATTACTTGCCGTCGTCGCAAGGCGTCTACATACAAATCAATTGCGTTGTTAATTAATCCAGTAAGATCTGCTGCGGTAGTTTCAATTTTACTCATATAAGGTTCTCCTAAAAAATTTTGTATAGTATATGTCTATAAGTAGTAATTAAACCGATCAACTTTGATGATTTACCATCGTGGGGCACGACATGACAATAGAACAATTAATACAATTAGCACAAGCTCGTCGCATGTATTTATCCACTCAACTAGAATCCGTCACGGCAATAGGAGATGTTTCTTCCATGGAACGTATCACGAAAGAACTGGAAGACACCGAACAAACTATAGAAAAATTAAAATTACTAATGTAAATTAAACAATGCAAGATGATCCAAACTTTAATGTAAATGATGAATTTGGTGCGTCAATAAGAGTGTGCACGGATCCAAGTGATCCAACGTGTCAAACACGGGTAATTTTACGGCAACCTGCGGTGCTTATTAATTATGGACAAATACCAATTCCAGATGTTGCAGAAAGTGCCTTATTCGCAGCATCGGCAAGTTATGCTATAACAGCATCACATGCGTTAAGTATAAACTCTACTAACATAAAATTAGATGAAATTAGTGGATCGGTTTTTGCTCTTCGTAATTATACGTTTCCTCAAAATTTAACTATTGTCGGATCGTTAACGGTAGGTCAAATTATTGCGTCATCTTCGGTTATCTATTCATCAGGGTCAACTAAGTTTGGGGATAGTATAGATGATGTACATCAGTTCACGGGATCTCTTTCGGTAAAGGGGAACATCAGTGGGAATTTAGTATTACCGACCGGAACGGTTAGTAGTTCAGTTCAGATAAATACGGGTTCTTTTAGTGGAAGCATAACTACTGCATCTTATGCAGAATATGTGAGTTATATAGATGGTGGGTTTTACTAAAACACTTAAATCTGAATTTTATGGATACGAAGATATTACACAAAAGAAGTACAACGTCGGGGAGTATTCCGTCTACTAGTTTACTAGAACTTGGTGAATTAGCTATCAATACCGCAGATGCAAAAATTTACATAAAACAAAATGATGGAACCGGTGAAGTAATTAGATCGTCATTAACATTAGACGTGCCAAACTCAGGAAACGTCTTATTGAACGGTAATCAAAAAATCTCCGGCTCTTTAAATTTAGGGTCTGGTAATATAGAATTTACCAGTTCGCTGGTTAGCGGGGTATTCAATGCGACTGAATTAGTACATCCTACGCTATCAACTGTTCTATATTCTGGTGCAAATATTGATTATACGGCACAAAGAACGGATGCAGTTCGTACTGGAACGATTATGACTTCTTGGAGTGGAAATAATATTTCTTATACTGATATTTCAAACGGAGATGTGGGAGATACTAATGATCTTTCATTTAACTTAGTACGGTTTAATGACGAAATTCAGTTACGTGCATATAGTCAAGGATTAGGGTCTGGGGAGTGGACTATACATTTCCTATTTAAACTGTTTCCTAATTTACTGTAATATTTATGTATATACTATTTTGGAGATAGTTCATGGCAAATGAATTCATAGCACGTAGAGGTCTGATAGTACTAAGTAACGGTGCCACGGTAACCGGATCTTTAACGACTCAAGGTAATATAAACGCAGGTAACTTTTCAGTAACCGCGTCGGCGTTTACAGGATCGTTCACAGGATCAATTTCAGCGTCTGTCGTGGGTTCTTTAACAGGAAATGCTTCTACAGCCACGGCACTTCAAACTACTAGAACTTTGTGGGGTCAATCATTTAATGGTACAACAAGTGTATCTGGTAATCTTGATAATGTTGGTAATATTACTGGTACTGGACCAATTACGGTGTCTGCCCCAAGCGGCGATCTTACACTGACTACACCAGGCGGTAGTGTTGGAATTAGTAGTACCACGAATAGTACAACGTTCAACAATGGCGCATTAATTGTACAGGGTGGGGTTGGTATAGCCCGTGATGTCAATATTTCTGGAAGTCTTCGGGTTACTGGATTATTGACCGCTGCGTCCATGTCAACTCAATATGTTACATCATCTCAATATAGTGTAGGTGTTAGTAAAATTATTCTTAATGATGATGATAATGTAAGATTTGCTGGCATTTCCATATATGATTCCGGTTCCACTAACGCTACCGCATCTATTTTCTGGGATAGTCAAAATCATCACTTTATTTATCAAAATGAAGGTATAGATTCATATACAGGCGGTATGTTTATTGCCGGTCCACGAAATACGGATGCTCTTGGTAATGAAGAGGGAATGGTCTTTGGACGAGTTCCAGTTGGTACGGGTAATGATCATATTGATAATCGTCTTGCGTCTAGTTCTATTCGGGTAGAGTTCCCATCACGTTTAACTCATATTGAAGCAGGCTTATATGTCACCGGGGCAATTACGTCATCAGTGGGGTTTGCCGGTGACGGCAGTGGACTAACCAACATTGCAGCAAACTTAAATGTAACGGGATCACAGGGCGGAACAAGTACAGTTGCACTTAGAACACAAGCATTAATTGTGTCTGGTACAAATGGTATTGCCGTTACTGCAACGGGACAGACCATCACTATCAGTGGTAGTAATGCAACAACAACTACCCATGGTGTTGCAGCATTCACGGGATCAAACTTTACTGTAAATGGTGGAATTGTAAGTTCCAATCCAATTAATTTTAACGGGTCAAATATCAATCTTGGTGGTACTCACGCATTTGGTTTACAAAACATTACGCCATATGGGGCATCTACTAGTGATCAAGTAACATTAAGTGGCGGGGCAATTATTTCAAATGTATTACATTCGTCTGCAACAGTTTCAAATATCGTAGGACCGGTTACCAACCAAGTTATTGCCTCAATTACTACTGGAAGTTATGATGCGGCACGATATGAATATGTCGTAAAAGACGGAACCAACTTCAGAACCGGTACTGTTATGGCAGTATGGCGTGGAGGCGCAATTGAGTATACCGATACATCTACCAACGATATTGGTAATACGGCACAAGCAACATTTGATGTAGATACCACGACTGCTGGTCTGGCAAGATTAAAGTTCAATGTTACATCTGGTACATGGACGGTAAAAACAATAGTTAACGCATTCTAATAAACTATATAGTAGTATACTTCTCTGGACAGTGAAGGAGATGTATTGATATCTACGAGACACATATTAATAGATACGTACATCCCAAAATGTCCAGTGAATTTTCTTCATTGGACATTTTTATTTTGAGTATATCATGGCAAATGAATTTATAGCTCGCCGCGGCCTGATAGTTAGCGGTTCAACAATTTCTACTGGCGGATTTACCGGGTCATTAGCGGGAACAGCGACCACTGCTTCATTTGCAACCTCCGCCTCTTTTGCTGCGACCGCGTCGGCAGTTAATGTAAATACGTCTACAGTAATACATGTAGATAAGACAAATCCAAACGCTACAGACAACAGAACAGGATTGTCCAAGTATTCTGTGAATAGACCGTTCCAAACAGTTCAGGCGGCATTTAATACAGCATCTCAAAATGACATAATACGAGTATTTGGGGGTACATACACTGAAAACGTTTCAGGTTCGTTTCCAACAGAGTTTAGAACCCTTGAATTACACAATTCGTCCATACAAACCTTTACTTCCACGCAAAACAGCATGCGGATGCATATTAATGGATATGGTAATCCGTCTATAACAGGAATAGATACTTTATTCCAAGGTGCGGGGGGAGATATGTTGGTCGTACAAGCAAGTAATATTTATCTTACGAGTGCTCAAGTTGGTGCGGGATCAACGTTTAGAAATGTTTCTATAACTACAACATCTTCGTTGTGGGGTGGATCTTTTTATGATTGTATAATCTCACAAAGCAGATCAACGAGTTATGATACCTATCAGATAGGATCTGGGGTTGAATTTTATAATTGTACGATAACAAACACAGGTGGCGGATTCGTACCCATTATAGGAGGCGGGTCGTCAGGCGGCACTCCGACGATTAGGTTTGAGACGTGTAAAATTGATGTTTCAGGCAGTTTTCTCTCGTCCAGAGGATCCCCACGTTATTTTATTAATAATTCCGAAATAACCTTTACAGGAACATTTTTACATAATGATGGTGGCTCTCCTCAAATAATTAACGTACAAAATTGTAAACTAATTAATAATAATACGGGCTCGGTATTATTTAGTAATCTTATTGCCGGTGATCAAGTATATTACTACAATAATATACGAAACACCACCGCAGATTTAGGAATATCTGCGCCTACTATAAAATATGTGGTGGGTGACATTTCTAACGGCGGAATTAAATGGGGAACTATAGGAACCGATGTTCATCAAGTAACCGGAAGTTTAAACATATCGGGTTCCATCACCGGGTCATTACGTGGTACGGCAACCTCAGCGTCATATGCGGTGTTTGCCGAAGGAGTTGTTTCACCTTTTCTTCTTATGGGGGCGTAATATATGCCTATAGTATACAAAGTATTGGGACAAAGTGCCCCAACATCAGGTTCTTTTACAGATTTATATGCAGTACCAACTGGAAGTTCTGCGATATGTTCAACCTTAACCGTGGCAAATCGCGGACTAAGTACATTTTATAGAATAGCAGTTAGACCTACGGGGTCGGCTTTAGCAGATAGACACTATATTGTATTTGATGGGATAGTGGATCAATATTCGTCGGTGTTATTAACATTAGGTATTACGTTAAATAGTACGGACGTAGTAACGGTTCGGGCAAATACATCGGATCTGTCATTTGGATTGTTTGGATCGGAGAATACGTAATGAGTGCCAGAAATCCAGAACAACGATTACTTAACTCAACGGTAATTGCAAACGGCGGTGGCAGACCGTCGTTAAACGTAATACCAACGATACTCAGAAATACTTCATTAGGGCAAACATGGAAACGAAATTTATCGTGGCCCACGTTGCCCGCTGTTACCACGGCAAATCAACGTGTAGTGGGATTATTTGCCGTAATTTCTGGAGGAGGAAATTTCTGGGCAGCATCATGTTCTGGTGACTGGCAAGTAGATTATGGAGATGGTACCACTGCCACAACGGGATCGGGGGGAACTTTATACAAACAGTTTTCTTATTCCGCATCTGCGTTAATTGGTACAGAAGCACCGGTTACTCTTGAATCCTCGTCAAACTTAGTCAGACGAAATAATCACGGGTATCTAAATGGTGACGCCGTACAAATATATAACATAACTGGAAATCCGGGTGTGATTGAAGGGCAGACATATTACGTGATAAGTTCAAGCACAAATAGTTTTCAGTTAACTACGCCAGCAACATCATCTGTAATTCAATTTATAAACAATGGATCTGGTTCTTTGTTACCGTATCGTGTGGCAACGGTTAGTATTACTCCGCAGTCTGGGCAAAATTTAACATACGTTAACTTAAATGTTAAACACAATCAATCAAATCTACAAAATAATTACACCAATCAATGGTTGGATTTAACGGTTAGTGTACCAAGTGCAAGTATATCAAATAGTTTATTTATAGGAATGTTGACGGGTAGTACGATTGATCCTAGAATGAATATGTTAGAACAATGTAATATCGTACATTCTGGGTTACTACAATCTACGGCAAGAATGTTTGCCGCCACACCTAATTTGGCGTCAGTAAGTGCGAGTTTACCAAATGTAGTAACGGGAAGTTTCATGTTTACGTCTTCTCCGAATCTTATTAGTGTACTCTTAACGAACACTACTAATTTAGTGGTAGCAAATAATTTATATAATAGCTGTGTAAATTTGAAATTTGCATCATTGGACATGAGTAACGTAACAGATGCTAGTTTTATGTTTGGTGGTTGTCGTAATTTAATGGACGCACCAACATTGAATACACGAAATGTAATCAATGCAACGAACATGTTTGCAAATTGCCAAGCAATGGTGACAGCACCGGCCTTGGATTTAACCGGTTGTGTAACTGCTTCTAATATGTTTACTACATGTCGTAATTTAACAACGGTTCCAATATATAATACTGGAAATATTGTAGTGGCAGACATTATGTTTGGTACTTGTAATAACTTGATAAATGCTCCAATGATGGATACAAGTAAAATTCAAAATGCTACTAATATGTTTCGGCAGTGTTGGAATTTACAAAATGTACCCGCCTATAATCTTTCGTCGGTAACCACAACAATTGGTATGTTTTTTGAATGTTATTCGTTGAAAACGGTTCCACTTGGACTATTAAACAGTTTAACGAATTCATGTCGTACTACCGAAAGTATGTTTTTTCGTTGTTGGTCGTTAGAATATTTACCGTATTTTGTTATACCTGCCCGTGATACAAATTTTATGTTTAATAGTAATTTTTCATTAAAAAGTATAAGTGTTGCAGCGCCGTCATCATCAACATCTCCGGCAATGTTTCAGTCGTGCACTGCATTGGAATCTATTAATATTCAATTTTCACCAACTGCTTTTACAGGAAGCACTGCGCTTATGTTTGATGGGTGTAATACATTAAAAACCGTAACTATTTCGGGATTAGATAATGCTACAACGGGAAGTCAAATGTTTCAAAATTGTAATTATTTAACAGATGTTAATTTATCAAACACAGGTAAAATGACAACGATGAATAGTATGTTTTTAAATTGCTTCTCGTTGAAAACTGCACCAACATTGAATACGGTATCAGCATCAAACATGAGTAGTATGTTTCAAGGATGTACAGCATTATCAACGGTGCCGCAATATGATACCAGAAATGTGACAAATTTTCAAAGCATGTTTAGTGGTTGCACAAACTTAACAAAAGTACCAGTATTGGATATGAGTTCCGGGTCATCGGGAAATTTTGCCAATATGGTAGCAAGTTGTCCATCACTACAAGATATAGTCCCATCCGGATCACGTTTTAGTTTGAGTCTGGCAAATTGTCAATTATCAGGAGAAACCTTGAATAGAATCTATGATGCACTTCCATCGGCGTCTGGACAAACTATTACGGTCACTGGTAATTTTGGTACCGCAACTCATAACACCGGTAGCGTGGTTGCAAAAGGTTGGACAGTGGTACCTTAATTACGGAGAAGATATCATGGATACCAGTGGATTTTATAAATTAGATACTCCATTATTATACGCACCAACTGAGGTACATAATTTACATTATAGATTATCTCGGGTAGATCATCACACATACAGTTATCCAGTGGACGGGTGGTATTGGTTTGATTCTAAGGAAGATGCACATGAGTTTTTTAATATACCAAGTGAAACTGACAATTTTATTGATAATACATCCGGTGAATCTAGTGTGTTAAATACAACGTTTGAACTTGACTATACACCGAAAAACAATTAGATTACTTAGTGGTTTACTATATATTAATACAAAATGTCTATGAAATGTGAGGTTATGTATGGCAGTAAAACAAACCGTAAAAAATAAAACAATATTCGTACAGATTGCAGCATACCGAGATCCAGAACTTTTAAATACTATTAAAGACTGCTTGGATAAGGCAAAGTATCCCCAAAAATTACAGTTTGGTATAGGATGGCAACACTCCCCCTATGAAGAATGGGATACATTAGACGAGTACAAAAATAATCCACAATTTACTATTTTAGATGTTGATTATAGAGATGCTCGTGGTCCATGTTGGATTCGTCATCAAATTAACAATTTATACAACAATCAACAATACACGTTACAGATAGATTCCCACCATAGATTTGCAACAGATTGGGATGTAACTCTCATAAATATGCTAGAATCACTTCGGTCGGCGGAGTGTCCTAGACCTATGTTGACATCGTATTTACCAAGTTTTAATCCCAAAAATGACCCGGAAGCACGATTACAATCTCCGTGGATTATGGAATTTGATCGGTTTGCCCCAGAGGGCGCAGTACATTTTATGCCACGATCAATAGATAACTATAAAGAACTAAGTTCACCAGTTCCAGCCAGATTTGCCTCTGGGCATTTTATCTTTGCCGATGGAACTTTTGTCAGAGATGTTCCTTACGACCCCACGTACTATTTTCATGGCGAAGAAATTAATTTATCTGTTCGTTCGTATATGGCCGGATATGATTTGTTTGCCCCACATAAAGTTTTTATGTGGCACGAATATACTCGTGAGGGAAAAAGTAAACATTGGGACGACCATAGTAAATGGGTGGAGTTAGAAAAAGAATCGCACAAACATAACCGTGAGTTATTGGGCATAGATACTACATCAGATAAGACATTACAGAAACACCGTCGTACTTTAAAAGAATATGAACGATACGCAGGAATAGAGTTTGCTACCAGACGAGTACATAAACAAACTTTAATTAAAAAATTCCCACCAGTTTCAATCACCGAAAGTGAACACAGTTCTCAATTAGTTAATTATCATAAAGTGTGTGTTGATTTATACCGACCACTATTTACTGAAGATGATTATATTTTTTGGGCGGTGGCATTTGAAGATGAACATGGTAACGAAATAATTAGAAAAGATGTGACTCGGGAAGAATCACAAAGATTATTAAGTGTTCCTTTAGAACAAGACAAGTTTATACATATTTGGAGAGAATTTTATTCAGATAGAACGCCCGTTCGTTGGGTGGTGTGGCCGGAAAGTGAATCAAAAGGATTTATGAATAGATTAACGGGGGAATTTAAAAAATGAGTACCATATTTATACATTTGCCCGCATATAGAGAACCAGAACTTATTCCGACTATAAAAGATGCAATTGCCCAAGCAAAATATCCAAAAAATTTACGATTTGGAATTTGCCGACAATTTAATTTAAAAGACGACTTTGATAATATAGATGAGTATAGAACTGATTCACGATTTAAAATTGTAGACATTCCTTATGAACAAGCAAAAGGATTACCATACGCTCGTGCCCGTATTAATGAATTAATCACGGATGAAGATTACATCCTACAATTAGACTCACATCATCGGTTTATTAAGCACTGGGACATTGAATTAATTTCCATGCACAACCAGTTAGAAAAGAAAAAATTTAAACCAATTCTTACGGGATACTTACCTTATTACAATCCGTTTAATGATCCTGTAGAACGTACCATGGAACCGTGGCAACAGCAATTTGCGTCTTTCTACCCACACGGAACGATATTTATCCGACCCGGTGGAATTAAAAATTGGAAAGATATGAAAGAACCATTTCACTCACGGTTTATATCGGGGCACTTTGCATTTGCTCGGACCGCCTGGGCACGAGAAATTAAACATGATCCTGATATCTATTTTAGCGGAGAGGAATTAAATCTCACCGTCCGTTCATTTACTCACGGATATGATTTATTTCATCCCCACAAACTTGTTATTTGGCATGCAACCATGCGAGAGGAACGTAATGGAAAACTCGTATGGGATGATCAGAGTAAACGTGGTGAAAATTGGTGGACTGCGCAAGATAGGGCTAGAGCAAAAATTCGTCAATTATTACGCACCGAAGACAATGGATTTAACTTAACCGGATATGATTTGGGAACCGTTCGTACTTTACGTGATTATGAAAAGTATGCGGGTATACATTTTAAAAAACGCTCGGTTCAAAAATATACTATGGAAAATAAATTTCCGCCAAACCCACCAGTATCGGATATGGAATGGGAACAGTCATTTCTCAAGTCGTTTTATCATCTTGTGACAATTACACGTGCCCAGTTTTCTGCTGAAGATTATCAACACATCTTAGTTGCCTATGATGACGAAAATAATATTGGAATTAAGCATGTATATATTGACGGTGCACGATTAAAAAATTTTATGACGACTGGCGTACCAATTCATTATGAAGAAATGTTCCTTACCGATAAATGGCCTGCAAAAGTCGTTTTCTGGGCTTATAGTAACGAACGTGGGTGGTGTGAACGTATTGAACAAAAAATTTGAAATTATATATGAAAGTATATTTTCACGAATGTGGTTATCGTTATTGGACGTGGCATGACTTATATTTAGAACTAACACTACATCTTAAAAAATATCATAATGCTACAATCGTCGCGGATAAAGGTCATGAGTGGATACCTAATCCGGGGGTTCCTGATAAACTAAAAGCAGTCCCTAAACTATACGTTGATATGTTTAATTATCACATGCCTGATTGTGAAATTATTATATATGACGAATCTTCTGATATACTACGAGCCATCTCCTTCGGAGAGTCACGTTCTCGTCTGTTAGATTTTTTTATAGAAAGACAAAACCCAGCCGATGTGTTATTAATAACACAGCAACATAATATTTTTTTTAACGAATTTCAACTTGGGTTAACAAAAGATACGCTGCCGTTTAAGTTTAAAGTAAAAGGAACACCTTTTTATACATTTGATCCAACAGTTAATGTTGAGTACTTTTATAACCAACGACAATACAAGACGACGGATCAATTAATAGACAAAATGGTGTGTCTGACCACTCCCGGAACTCAACGATTTGATCTTGTTAGACTACATGAACTGGGAGTATTAGATTATGGACATGGGTTTACTTACGCAAATTATTTATCAGAATTATTAAAATATAAAATTGGATTATCTATTGCAGGCAGTGCAGAAATTTGTCATAGAGAATTTGAATATATGGCGTTGGGTATACCAAATATGCACTTAACGTATATGACAGAATTGAACCCACCACTAATACCCGACTATCACTATATTGCAGTAGATAACACAGACTTTCCAAAGGATATGTGGCTAAATAGAAAAGGGGGCACTCAATATGTTGACGCATATATTAAACGATTCATGGAGGTCAAAGACGACCGGTCGTTCTTAGATTTTATTACGTGTAATGCCAGACAATATTACTTAGATTATTGTTCTCCGCATAATAGATTAGCACACATTTTAAATTTATTGGAGATGTAATATGGCGCAAATAGCATTTTATGGTTCTCACAATGGTGCGTATGTCATAGAAAACGGCGGAGAAATATTGGCTGTGGTTGAAATAGAACGATTATTGAATCGTAAAAATTATGGCATTGCACAATACTTAGTGCCCAATGCAGAAAACATTCTATATTATGCGCAATATATACCAAAACTTTTGATGAAGATGTTTAACATTCATAAGTTTGAAAATTGTTATTATACAAACACTGATGTTATTATGGATGAAGTTCGGTATACTTTAGAACGATATATACCGGCAGATAATTATATTCCCATGAAACATCATGAATCTCATGCAGCTGGATGTTTTTATCAATCACCATATGAAAACGCATTAATCTTTTCTTTTGATGGCGGCGGCAATGACGGAAAATTTAATGTATATTTAGCAAATAGAGAGACGGGAGTCCAATTATTGGAAAAAACATTGAATCCAATATATAACACTCGGTTTATGGATTATGACTTAGGATTTCCGTATATGTTATTTGGACATTATCTAAATGATATAAAATTTGAATCGTTGGGGCATGGAAACTTAGTGTATCCGGGTAAATTAATGGGTCTTGCCTCATATGGAAATGTTAGATACGAATGGTTGCCATATTTTATGCAATACTACAAACTGGATCCAAACGGAAACAATTACAATGAGGTAGTAAAATTAATTGCAAAAAATATTTCTATCTCTAATATGTCTAATCCAATTAACTTTGAGTTTGACATCAAGAATCGGTTTAACGAACAAATTGCATATGATATTGCGGCAACATCACAACGAGCATTTGAGGAATGTTTTTTGGAAGTGGCAAAGCCATATTTTGAAAAATATCCAGATCTACCAGTATGTATTGCAGGTGGTTGTGGATTAAATATTATTCTAAATACACGGTTGGTTAATGAATTTAAACGTGAAGTTTTTGTTGGACCAAATCCGAATGATTGTGGCATTGCAGCAGGAATGATGTTGAATGTATTAAAACCCACAAATCCAGTAGACTTGACGTATTCAGGACTACCGTTGTTGGATACTGATATGTTTTTACATTACTTAGAATCTATTGATCATCATAAACTATATGACGCAACGACTTCTCATATAGCAAAAGAATTGGTCAACGGAAAAATTATTGGCGTTGCTAGAGGACGTTCTGAACATGGCCCACGTGCCTTGGGAAATAGAAGTATTTTGTGTAATCCTGCAATCAAAGAAATGAAAGACATTCTTAATCAAAAAGTAAAACACCGTGAGTGGTATAGACCATTTGCACCGGTGGTGCGATTAGAAGATGTTAATAAATATTTTGAATGGAATGGTGAATCTCGGTGGATGAGTTTTTGCCCGATAGTACGAGAAGAATGGAGAAACATCATTCCCGCCGTCACACATGTAGATAATACTGCACGTGTTCAAACTGTAACCCGTGAACAAAACGAATGGTTGTATGATTTGTTAACAGAGGTAGACAATTTAACCGGCGTTGGTGTTTTATTAAATACTTCGTTCAATGTTAATGGCAAACCTATATTATCAAGTGTGAAAGATGCATTTCAAATATATACTACTTCTGATATGGATGGATTAGTAATTGAAAATTCGTATATAACAAAACAAGGATAACGATATGGTTGATTTACAAGAATTTATTAGTAAATACGGTAAAGACGATAAATTTCGGGAATTTGTCAAACACATGGCGGAATTGTTTGAACTTCAGATAAATGACACGCAAATTAATACCGTAAAAAAATTTGAAGTAACACAGAATTTAACCGTAGTAACGGGACTATGGAATATTAATCGCCCGGGAAGAGATTTTTCACATTACATAGAAAACTTTAAACGAGTTTTAGACATACCTGTTAATCTTTTTATTTATATTCCAAAGACATTAGAACATTTAGTTTGGAAAAATCCCAACCGAACCAAATCAAATACGCACGTTAGAACATTTGAACTTAACGATATTAGAGATAATTTATATAGCCCGTTTTGGAAAACCACACAAGAACTCAGAACTAATCCGCAATGGTATAATCAAACCGGTGAACAGGGATGGTTAAGATCAAGTCCACAAGCATCGTTAGAATGGTATAACCCAATTGTTCAATCAAAAATGTTCATGCTTCATGATGCTAAAATCATGGACGTATTTAATTCGGAATACTTCTTGTGGTTAGATGCAGGTATAACGAGTACAGTTCTTAGTCATTATCTTATTGAAGATAGATCATTTGATAAGATTCTTCCTCTATTAAAGACGTTTTTGTTCTTGAGTTATCCGTATCAAGCTGTAAACGAAATTCATGGATTTGATTTCAAGAAAATGAATAGATATGTGGGACGAGATGTTTCATACGTCTGCCGTGGAGGCCTGTTTGGCGGTCACAAAGATTTCATTAGTCAGGCAAATGCAACATATTATTCTTTGTTACAAAATACATTGAACGAGGGCTTGATGGGGACAGAAGAAAGTTTGTTTACTATCATGTCGTATTTAGAACCGCACATCTACAGACGGTCAGAGATTAATTCAGATGGAATGATTGTAACATTTATTGAAAATTTATTAAAAGATTCCGCACATTTAGTAGAAGTACCAAAAACAAGTAACTTCCCAAAAGGAACTTATGTACCAAGTACAGATAAAACTTCATTATATGTGTTAAGTTTCAACTTCCCAGAACAGTTTGAAAGTATTGCAAAAAGTATTCATGATCAAGATAGTTGGAAGACGGGGCCACGTAAAATATTAATCAATAATTCTACAGATTCCGCCATTATTTCCAAATACGACGACTTATGTAAACAGTATGATTTTGAGCACATTGTCGCAGGAGAAAATTTGGGAATCAATAGAGGTAGATTGTTAGCGGCAAAACATTTTCACGAGAGTGACAGTAAATATTATTTCTTTTTTGAAGATGATATGCATATCAATGGAAGTAGTTCTACTGGAGTATGCAGAAATGGATTTAGGAAATACGTTCCAGATTTATATAAGACACTTCATGAAATAATGGCAAAGGAAGAATTTGATTTCTTAAAACTGTCATATACGGAAGTATACATGGATAATAATATCCAAGTGTCATGGTATAACGTTCCACAACATATTAGATCCGAACTATGGCCCGACTACGATAAGTTACCTATATCGGGATTAGACCCATATGCCCCCCGAACAAAGTTTTCACGAATTGATATGCACCGTGGAGTTTCTTATGCGGTGGGTGAAGTTTATTATGCTAATTGGCCCATGATAGTCAGTCGTGAAGGTAATTATAAAATGTTTATAGAAACGCAGTGGGAACATCCTTTTGAACAAACATGGATGAGTTATATGTTCCAAGAAACTATAAAGGGTAACATTAAACCGGCGGTATTATTAGCAAGCCCAATCACGCACAATAGAATATTTCATTATGAATCAACCGTTCGTAGAGAAAACTAATTTTACAATCTATTTATAATAGTACATTTATTTTTTATTTCTATGGGATTAGCAGAATATATTAAAGCAGGAGCGGTATTTAAACGTGAAGAAATCACGTTAGCAACAAATAATACACGATCTGGTTCAGTTGATTTAGGTTCAGCCTATATGTTATTATCTATAACGACGAATGCACCGTGCCGATTTAGATTATATGATAACCAATCTAGTAGAGATGTGGTAGGTGAGGTTAGTAGATCATTTGGTAATACATTTGTTTCAAATTCGATTGCGTTAGTGGGAGATTTTAGTATGAGTGCGGCAGACACCTATACAATAGATCCGGCAATGTTTGGCGTTGTAGACTCTCCCACTAGTAAACTTTCGTATTACCGTATAGATAACGCCTCACCGGGAGTATTTCCTACAATAATATTTAATAAATATTTATTAGAAGATTCTACAATAAGTACTACTAATAGAATGCAGATGCCAACTATAACGGCAACGTTAAATTCACCGCAGACTATTACGGGATCAATTACAGCTACTAGTATTCCTAGGACGTACTTATTGGTAAGTGCATCAATGGTGGGTACGAATAATGTTTCACGAATTAGATTATATTCCACTTCACAATCATTATCCAACCCAACCGAAATATCTCGGTCTTTTGCCACCGAATCAGCTGATAATACGAATTTGATAGTAGACGCTATTTTATCGGGCAGTCAAACCACCTATTTTGTACCAAAAATAATTGGAGCAAATCTTCGTTACATGACAACCGATTTGAATGATATTAGATTTAATAAGTCATTGATCATGGGTGAAAATGAATTATATTATATATTACAAAATCTAGATACTTCCGGTGGTTCAAAAACAACTAACGTCTATTTACACGTATTTTCTATGGAAGATTAATATGTTAAGTGTATATCCATATGGAACAGGGTCCGCCTACCGTGCATCTTATGCAATAACATCATCTGTGGCATCTAGTGCAAGTTTTATTGGATATGTGCTGTCTGCGTCAAAAGCAGAAACTGTATTATTTCCCGAGTCCGGTTCAAGAGGAAAAAGTATTTGTTTATTGACAAAGGAACAATATGAAGAAATGATAGTAACGGGTAAAATGGAACTATGTATTTTTTCATAGTGAGGTAAGACATGTCAATTTCATTTTATCCGCTCGGAATACCATTTAGTAGTTCATTTGCCGTTAGTTCAAGTTTAGTAACGCGGATACCAACAAGCGGTCTACCGAATTCAGCGTCTATTGCGGAATACGTAACTACTTATATTGGACCCACGGGATCAGCATTTCAAACAGTTAACGTTACACGATTATTATGACTATAGTATTTCCTTTTGGTATTCCGTCAACAAGTTCATATGCAGAAACTGCGAGTATAGCTCGACACGTTCTAGCACCGTCAGTATCGGTTCCATATGCATTGATTGGACGTTATGGTCAACGAGGACCAGCGGGAACTCCTGCTCCGGGTTGTCCAAGCGGATACACGAGTGCAGAATCTGCATATGACATATTTCCTCCGGTAACGCCTACTGCGCGAAATTACTTTTTGTGTTATCCAATCCCAAGTGTCACGCCGAGTCCAACTCCAACTCCATCCATCAGTGTCACTCCATCAGTAACAGTAACTCCAACGGTTACAAGAACCCCTTCGGTGACACCAACCCCTTCGGTTACACCGTCTATTAGTATCACTCCATCGGTTAGTATTACTCCATCCGTTTCTATTACACCGACACGGACGCAAACGCCATCAGTTACGCCGAGTATTTCTATTAGTCCAACGCCGA